CCTCCTATTAAGAAATCTCTGAGCCGTAAGCGTTGAATGACATTGTTGCAGATGATGCGTAGATTGTTACTACGTCAGTTGTTGCAAGTGTCAAACCAAGTGTTAGTGCTGTTGTATCATTAGCAGCAATTGCTACGTCGTACGCTACATAGTGCTGAGCAGCAAGTGATGCTCCACCTGGGCGTACTGCGATACGAAATGAACCAGCAGATGCTGCTTGGTTACATACTGTAATGGTTGAAATTACTGCAGATGTTGCTGCAGGCACTGTGTAAAGTGTCGTTGCGGTTGTGGCAGATGGGTTAGATTGTGCCAGGACCTTGTATACATTTGGCATTAATTATGCTCCTATTAGTAGAAATGGATTAAAGCCAGCCTCAGTCAAGGCTGATTCTTTTGCTAGTGGATAACCACCAGCCGTTACCCCATCGTGAACCACGATAGTGTCTTTGTCGGTATCGATTGTAATCTCTCCCGCCAAACCTGTAAAACTAGCGTGTTGTGCTGTAGTGCCTCTACGCTGTTGAACTGCGAATGAACTTGGCATTAGTTATGCTCCCATCATCATCATAATTTGTGGCAGTGGGTCTGTTGTAATGGTTGCCCAAGACGCTGCTGTTCCGTTGCTTGTTAAATATTTGCCTGCTGCACCAGTCTGTGAAGGCACAACATAAGCAGAAGTTGTATCAAGGCTTACTGTTACAGCACCAGATGTGCCACCACCTGTTAAGCCAGTACCTGCTGTAACTGATTCAATATCTGCAGAGATAGTTGCCCAAGATGCAGTAGAGCCATCTGTGGTTAAGTACTTGCCAGTTTGACCAGTCTGTGATGGAAGGCTTACAGGGGCTGCTGCCCACTTTACGCCAGTTGCTTCTGCTGAATCCGCTGTGAGTAAGTATCCATTAGCACCTACTGCAAGGCGAGATACAGCATCATTGGCTGTACCTACAAGCAAATCACCTTTAGCATCAAAGAGTGTTCCCGATACTGCAGATGCAACTACTGAAGCAGCCAAGGCTGCTGAGTTGGCAGAGGCTGTTGCTGAGTTTGCAGAGTTAGTAGCCGAAGTTGCTGCTTGCTGTGCATGATACTTAGCAGAATATTCTCCACCAGCCACTGGTCCAGATGTCTGAGTTGCCCAGTTCTGTGCAGAAATATCAGATGCTGCTGCGTTAGACGCAGAAGTTGCTGCTGCGCTAGCAGACCCTGCTGCTGCTGTAGCACTGCCAGATGCTGCAGATGCAGATGATGCTGCTGCAGTAGCCGAGTTAGATGAGTTAGTTGCTGCAGTCTGAGCATTTGTAGTTAGCGTTGATAGGCTAATAAATGTACCAGTAGTTGTATCTGGGTCTGTAATTGAACCCATATCACGGATAACACCAGCACCAGTTAAACCAGTTACGCTAGTTAAAGAGTTAGAAGCAGAAGTAGCGCTGTTAGATGCAGAGGTTGCGCTGTTGGCTGCTGCAGTTGCACTATTGGCTGCGTTGGTTGCAGATGTGGCAGCAGCACTTGCTGAGCCAGATGCTGCGGTAGCCTGTGATGTAGCAGTTGATGCAGACCCTGCTGCCGCGCTAGCGGAAGCAGCAGCATTAGTTGCTGATGTAGATGCGTTACCAGCCTGTGTAGTCGCTGTGCTTGCAGAGTTGGCAGCATTTGTTGCTGAGGTTGATGCAGAACTTGCACTGCTAGCAGCGTTAGTTGCGCTAGTAGAAGCAGCAGCAGCACTTGCTGCAGCAGCACTAGCGCTAGTTGCAGCGCTTGTAGCAGAACCAAGAATTCCATCTACATATGTTTTATTAGCAGCGTCTCCGCCTGCAGATGGGGCTGATAGCCCTGTTACCGCAGCAGCAGATACTGTACCGCCATTAATTGTTGGGCTAGTTAAAGTTTTGTTAGTAAGAGTCTGTGTACCAGTAAGAGTAGCCACACCAGTCAATGTATTATCTGCTGCAGAAATTGTCTTATTAGTAATTGTCTTAGTATTTGTAGTTGTAATTACATCCGAGATTGTAAGACCATGTGCAGTCGTTGTATTCTTAGCATGCTGATTGGCTTCTGTATAGTCACGACCAATAGCCATATGACGAACAACCGCACCAGCAGAGTGCGACTGTGGTGTAGAGCCATCAATGTTTCTTACAATTGTTAGGATATTTCCAGATACAGGGTTACCATCAACCTTATATACATCTACAATTTCTTCAAGTGCTGTATCTGGGTCAATGACAACTGTGAAGGTTTCACCAGCAGAAATAGTCACACCGCCAAGAAGGGACGATGCAGATACAACTGTAATAGAACTGCTGCCAGAGTTAATAGATGACGCAAGGGTTGTACTCTGCGAACGGGATGAGTATTTACGGGTTGTCATTCAGATTCCTATCGGCTGTAGCGTGGGCGTACGGGATATTGCTGTTGCTGTGCTTGAGTTTCTTCAGCCAAGCGTGTTGCGTATAGTTGATATAGGGCACGTGTTGCTGTGTTACCAGAACCATACTGACGCTTGCTGTCTAGTTCATCAGCCTGTGGGCTGGTTAGAGCATTGCGTGCAGGGTCTAGGAACGACAGCAATCGATATGATGCTCCAAGCACAACAACGTCCCTAACTGATTCTGGTAGTCCCGTCTGTACCGAAAATGAATCAGTAGATGATGTGCTTAGTGTTGATGGTGCTGTTGCGTAGGTAACATTAATCTTGCGACCAGCATGAATATATCGGTCATTAATAGTTACAGTTTGTGAGTTAGCGCCCCATGCTGTTGTGTCTGGGGATGAATCCCAAGTAAATCTATTGATAGGAATCCATCGCTTACTAGAGCCAATGTCTTCCCATGACATACGTAGGATGTTTTGAATATTTAATCCTGTAAAAGCATATGTATCTACAACTGAGTTGTAGGTAAATGATGTGTTCTTTGCAGCAAAGATAGACGAGCCAATGGCTCGGATAGTATCCTGAATAGAACGCTTAACAGATGAGCGTGGGAATGTAGGAGTAATAACTACTCTGTCACCAGCATCATGCGTTGTAGCAGTAGTACCCATAAACCCACGACCATATGGCGGAATAGTTGCAGTCTTAGAAATGCGGTCATACGCATCTACCCATAGCAACTCATCGCCAATTTCAATAATACCGCTACCAATTTCTTCTGCATCAAGCGAGAAGGTAGTAGGTGCAGCAAGTGTAGATGTAGTTGTAGTTATATTTGTAGTCAGGTGTGTAGTACGGTCTTGCTGTAGCGTATAGCCAGCAAGATTCATAATGACTTCATCTGCTAGTGTATCAAGCGTTGCTGTCATTATTCTCCACCAGTCTGTCGTCTAAAACGTGCTCTTGTTGAACTTGGATATTTAGGAGCACGTGCTCTTGTTTTAGGAAAATCTGGACGAGCCTTTTTGCCCTTTTCTAATTTCTTTAAACCTTCTGCAACGCGCTTGTCTGCTTCGCGTTGAGCGGGGTCTTTTGGACGTAATTCGCTAACACGGTTTGTATCAGGGCGTTGCTCTAATTCGCGCTGTCTTGGTGTTTTACCTAATGGTTGAGACACATTTCTTGAATCTTCTGCAGCACCTCTCATTCCAATTCTACGGCTTTCGTTAACTCTGCCGTTTTCTTTTGGACGTGGCGCAGTAATTAATTTATTTTCTTCTGTCGCTCTGCCAGGTTTAGCAACTCTAACTGTACGTGGATTAGTTTTAGGACCTTGGATTGCCTTACCGCTAGACTTTGTGCCACGTGGTTTAATCGGTGTAAGCAATTTAGTAACGCGCTGAACGCGTTCTCTAGCCTTTGCTTCACGACGGTCAGCAGGCGTTATTCTATCTTTTTGATAACTTTTTGTTACAGGAGATTTTGTTTTAGTTTTTCCACCACGCTTCATTGGCGTACTTACAGTTGTTTTTTTATCTGTAATACGAATTACTGGACCAGTCTTTGCCCCACCAACTTTGCTTGGCACTCGACCCGTTGGTGTTTTAGCCTTTGGTCCTGCAACATTTTCAGCAATACGACGAGCCTGAATAGGTGATACTTTTTTAATACCACGTTTAGCAGCCTCTTGACGGACTATCTTACGAGTCTGTGCAACAGTAAGTTTTTTTACACCTTGCTTTGCTGCTTCTCTAGCAACAGCCGCTGCAACTGCGCGAGCAATTGCTCCTGCCCCTATAACTACTAATGGTGCTGGCATATTACCACTTGACCTTATCTGCCCAGTATGCTGCGCTTAGTTTGCCTTTGGATATGTTCTTTGCATGGCGTGCCTTAAAAGACTCACGACGCTTTCTATATGAAGCAGACTCTCCAGCCTTCTTAGGTGAACCACTTACACCCTGCTGTCCAAAACGGATTGTCTTGACTACGTTGCCTTCTTTGGCAACGACAACATGAGACTTCTTAGGGTGGTTAGGGGTACGCTTAGGCTTGTTAAAGCCTGATACCCCAGCCCTTGCTAGGCGAGAATCTTTTTTCTTCATCTGAACTTTGCCGTCTTCTTTGCTATAGATTTTGGTTGTCTTACAAACTGCTTGCCCTGCTTCATGCCAGCCCGCTTTGCAGCGGTGGTTTTAGCGTACTCAGAGGCTGATAGAGCCTGTCTAGCCCGCTTGGGTAGGTAACGCTCACCAGTAGCCTTTGGACCCTGCGTGCTGGGCTTGCCTGACTTTGTGCCCCACTTCTCTTTTGTCCACTTGGACAGAGAAGCCTGAGCCTTGGTCTTGCTACCTGAGTAGCCACCGCCTGCCTTTTTATAAGCCTGTGCTAGTAACTGTGCCTTACGAGCAGACCATTGACCAGGCTTGCCACCCTTAGAGCCAGACATAATCTGATTCTTTAAACGCTCTCTTAGTGCTGCCTTGGTATATGCCATTACTTACCCTTCTTAACCCCTGTAACACGCTTTAGGCGTGGGTTCTTAGCCACAGCCTGCTTAGATGCTTTCCTCGCAGACGCAGCAAGAATTGCACCCGCACCTTCCATTGATACACCTTGACGAGCAGCAATCTTTTTCTGTACTGCCTTGAATCCTGGGTGCTTCTTCATTAGTAGCCACGCTTTCCACGCTCTAGGTATGCTGCTTTTTCTGCAGGTGTCATGTTTGCTACATCAAGTAGTTGACGTTCTGTAATTGGCTTGCGTGTAATCTTTGGCTTAGGTGTAGCCTTTGGTTTTGGAGTAGCAGTTTTCTTAGCAGTCTTTGGCTTACCCATAGCCTGTTGAGTCATTCTTGCAACTGGTCCCTTGGCTGGCATCTTAGGCATAGGAACTGGAGTGCCGCGCTTTTTAGCGCGTACTGGTGAAGTAGGTTTTCTTTGCATTTTCATTACTTCTTCTTACCCATCTTCTTAGGTGCAGCCTTCTTAGCAGACTTCTTAACAGTCTTCTTCTTAGCCTTTGAAGCCATCTCCATTGACTTGTACTCTAGACCTTCAGCCTTGGCATACATCTTTGCAGCCTTCTTACCTGCTGGTGTGTATGGAAACTTCTTTTCTCCGAACATTGGCATTATATTGCTCCTACTTCTTTAAGTGATGCTACTGATTTTTTAGTAATTGATTGTGCTGTTGTAATTGCTGTGTCTGCATCAAATGGTTTACCCATTACGTTAGATGCTTCAACCGCTGCTTTAACATGTGCCATGCTAGTGCCAGCAGGTTGAATACCCTGTGCTCTTGCCTTGCGGTAAGCATTTAACTCACCGTCCCATTTCTTATTTGACATACTCTTTTGAGAGTTAGCATCACCTGTATTTAGTTGCAATGTGCGAGCCTTGCATCCAAAGCAATCATCATCACAGTTAGTATGGTCAATATCAATATCTTCTTCATCATTAAATGGAATCTGAGATATAGCGCCACACAAAACGCAGTCATACTCTGTCACCTTAAAGTCATGGGCTTCTGTAAAACCCCATGTCTTCACCCTTGTAATATGATTGCAATATGTCATACCGTCTCCACTGTGTATCCCGCTGACTCTAAGTCAGCCTTTTCCCCTGCTGTTACTTCATATGAGTAGCCACCAATGTAAGCAATATCTGCATCTGCTACTTCTTCTGCAGATGGATAACGAACTTCAAAGTAATCGCCATCAATCTTTAGAACTGTTATACCCTTGGGGATTTTGATTCTAGAAAATAATGGGTGACCGTCACTTTCCATCTCTTCTAGAATTGTTGGTGTAGTAAATCTGTATGCCATTGTTCCTCCAATAGGTTTACTGATAGACAGGGGCAAAGCCCCTGCCTATCCGTCAATCTACTGATTAGACAGTCTGACGACCTGATGCTGCGGTTTCGATACGAACCAATGCTGGTGTGCGGTAAAGCGCCCAGTTGATGATTCCGTACCAACCTGCTGGTGAGAAACGGTTGAAACGGTCCTGGACAACGCCAACTTCCATTCCTGGTTCCTTCCATACAGCCTCGGCAAGTGCCTGAGCACCTGTAACGTAGGTGTGGTATACACGTGTCTGTGCAGCGCCTGCGCCTGCTCCAGCCTGTGCGTTTGTAGCGTTTGCTGTTTCGATGAAACGAACGCCTTCCCATGAACCTGTTTCTCCGCCGTAAAGTGGAGCAGCATTCTGGTACTCATGTGGTGTACGCCATACGTTGTTACCTGTCTCTGTGCGGAGGTCTACAGATACTTCTGGGTGAATGTATGCAACAAACATTCCAGCAGACTTGTATTGAACTCCAGCAGCACGCATCTTGGTAACTGCAGTGCGGATAGCAGCAGACTTCATTGTGTCTGCACCCTGGATTGCTGTCTTAGCAGCAACTGTTCCAACACCTTCGTAGACGTTTGAAACTGCGCCTGTTCCGCCAGATACGCGGACAATGTTTGCGCCTGCATCCAACTTAGCAACGATTGCGTTGTCAAGTGTCTTTGTCATGTTGAAGCCGATTGCGTTAGCAACCCATGGGTCAATGTTAGCGATTGACATTAGGTTAATCTTCTTGACTGGAAGCACTGAGCGTCCGAGTTCAAGTTGTGCAATGTCAATGTATGATGTTGCTGGTAGTGCAACTGAATCTGGGTCAACAGTCTCATTGAGTGTTGCTCCTGCTACAGTTGTATCAGCAATATCGTTGTTGAACTGGAAACGGATTGAGGAACCGTTGTGTGTGAGTGAGCCGACCTTCTTGTCAGCAATCTCGCGGAACTTTGGCAATACACGGAGGTTGGTTTCAATCAACTTGTCGTATGCTAGAGTTACAAGGTTAGTTCCTAATCCGCTACCTGTGGTAGTAAAGACATCTGCCATTTGGCGATACCTCTTTCTGGATTATTGCATCTTATTTGCGATGCCTTGGATTATGGACAGTAATTCTTCTTCAGAGTTTCCGTTATAGTTTTGTAACATATCAACATATTCATCTGAAACGTCGGGAGTCGCAGCAAACTGAGTCGCACCATCTTGGCGAGCAAACTCGCTTACGTTTGGCTTTGTCTCTGTTTGTTCTGGTTCGGTATACCCGACAATATCTCCATTTTCACGAAGCCAGTTTGTAACTGCATCTTCGCTGACTTCATCTAAATCCTTAAGGATTAGACGGGCAGCCTTGGAGTTGACTCCCTTGGATTCTAGGACTGACTTGACTGTAGACTCACGCTGTTGGCGTTCGAACATTTCCAACTTTTCTGTGAGTTCCTTGATACGCTTTTCGTCGGCTTTCTTGGCTCTACGAAGGTCTTTAATACCATTCGTTTCGTCTTGATTGACCTCGTTGTACATATCTAGGTCGTCGTCATTATCCCAGTTGTTATTGTTGCTCATGCAACCTCACCCTTCTATTGTTGTTAGTTTCGCAGACCACAGTTACCATTCGGGGAAATGGGCTGGCTTCTACTCCTAGTCTTATACGCCTGACGGGGCTAGTCGGTCCGTCTAGGGATTCTAAAATGCGCCTTGGTTACCTGTTGTTTTACCAGTGCGTAGTCTTCCTGCAGCACCACCAAACTGTGCTTCTTCTAGTGCTGCTAACCGCTGGCGCTTACGCGCTGCAGATGCAGTTCCCTTAAATACTTCTTCTTCAGCAGTTGCTTGTGTGTACTGGTCTCCGTAAATATCACCGAGTTTAGTTGCTGTAGGCAAGATAGCGCCAACAGCCTGATAACCTTCTTGAGCCTGCTGCTTTGTAACACCAAACTGTGCAAGCGCAGTTGCTGCTTCCATACTAGTTGCAAGACCCTGACCCTTTGCTGCTGCACCAATCTCAGCAGATGTAACCTTTTCCTGTAACTTAGGTAGGTTATCCTTCGGATTCAAGAAATATGAAACAATATCTTCATCCGTAATATCATAGAATGAACGTAGTGTTGACTTAATTGATGGGTCAGAGTTCTGAACTCTAGTAACTACAGTATCAATTCTATCTTTAAATTCAGTTGCAGATATATCATTACCAATAATATCGCTCATAGCCTTTTGCTTAGAGACGGCATCTGCTCCAAAATAATTCTGCAAACCATATGCACGAAGAGTTTGTGAGTATGAATCTTCAAGTGCTAGATACTCAGCCTCAGAAAGAACATTTAGTCCTGTAGCACGACGGATTTCATTACCCTTAAATCGGCGTTGATACGCTGGTTCTTTACGTAGTTCAAGTGCAGCCTGATTAGCACCAAGGTTTCTATCCATGTAGCCTTTGATTACTGGCACAAGTTCTTCTAGACCATAGTCTTTAAATGTTTGTTCAAGAAGAGAATACGCATCTTCATCTACGGTTGTTTTTGTTGTACGACCAGACTTAACAAGAATCTTAGTTGTACCATCTGAATAGAAACCAATTACGTTTCCATACTCATCTGTTTCAGTACTAATAAGTGTTACGCCATCTTTGTCTCCACCAGTACCACTATCGCCAGCATCGTCTTGGACACCGCCAGCCCATACTTCTCGCCATTCCCCACCATATGGATTATTGACCTTAGCCATAGAAACCCAAATCCACTTATAACCCTTTTGAGGTGGACGTGGTTCTTGACTTCTATTGTTCATTGCTGGTATAGAAGTATCAGTCTTTTTTGTATCATCAGTCTTTTTTGTATCTGGAGTAGGAGGAGTATCTATTTTTCCAGTCAAAGGATTATAAGGAACATTTGGCTGGTTTGGCTGTACAGTCAATCCAGTTAAAGGATTGTATGAAACCGTTGGCTGTGATTGCTGAGCAACCATTCCAGATAAAGGGTTATATGAAGTTACAGGTGTTGTTGTTCTAGACCTAGAAGACATTCTAGCGTCTGAATCATCCATTGGTAATCTAGCCATTATGCCATCAATCCGAATGACTTAAGGATTTCGTAGGCATAACCCGACGCTTCTTCCTTAGCACCCTTTGTCTTTAGCCAAACTTGCTTGGTCTTTGGGTTTGTACGTAGCAACTTCTGATAATCAGTAAGTGTCATAACTCCGTCTTTACCCTCATTCTTTAAAGCCTCTTGAATATCTTCATCAAAAATACTTACAGCATTATCTGGAAGTTCTAGTGTCTGACCTTTGTAGTATGCAAATTGATTTGCAATATCTGAAATCTTTACACCTTGGTCAATTAATGGAGCCAACTTGCCATAGAATGCCTTAGACATTTCCTTAATGGCTGTCTTTTGAGAATCTAGGTTGCCAGTTGTAAGAGTTTTTCCTGGTGTTAAACCAGAGTAAACCTTATCAAGAGCCTGCTTAGTATCCATCTTGATTCCATAATCAGCAGCAAATGCCTTAAGGTCTGCAACATCTTTAGCAATCTTGCCATTACCCTTAGTAATATCTTCAATAGAAGTATTCTTTACAACAGGCTTAAGTACTTCCGCACGAATACGATAGTAGTCTGTCTCATCTAGGTATCCACCAGTAATTGTTTCTTTAGAACCAGATACAGTACGCTTGCGAACAGCAGCCTTTTCTTCTTTGGCAACACGATTAAAGTAATCTGTTCTTTCCTCTGGAGTAGCCTTACGACCAATATACTCCATAAAGAACTCATCAATATCTTGGTCTGTTTCTGTACGGGTAGAAAGACTTACTCCGCTTGTTGGACCGCTATCTCCAGATGACTGCTTTCCCAACCAAGAATCAAATGATGTGGTTAAAGGTGTATTTGTATCTGTAAAGTTACTTACTGCTTCAACAGATACCTTACGAGCAGCCCTAATAATTGCAACACTTAAAGCAGTTGCATCTTTAGTATTGAACTCTGTGTCATTCATGTAGCCAGCCCTGTAAAGGCGCTGTCTTAGACCATCAATACCACCACGAGACTGTGCGTCTTTAATGTATGCAGCACGAACTTGGTCTGCATCATAAACCCGATAGTCGCCCTTTGAATCAATAAAAAGGAATCGCTCACCTTCAGAACTATTCAGAATCCAAGTATTGCCAGCCTGAGTTACTTTGTACTTACCATTAGGACCAAAATCTTCTTCCATATCTTTTTTGGTCTGTGCTTCTGGTGTTAAAACATTTACCTTTTTGGGGTCTAACTTACCTGCCATTAGTTGCCTCCAACTGAATAGGTATCGCGAGAGTAGAATCCAAGAATCGGTGCGAACACTGCTCGGTTAGCCTCTCTAATAGATGGGTCAGATTTAATTAAATCTTCTAATGTTGCTTCAATTGCTGCACGCTTATCACGCTTTGCATCTGTAAAGTTCCAGATTAGTTTCATCTCTGGGTCTTTAGAGAAGGTAATAAACTCTCTAATCAACTTGGTTGATATAGACATTTTTCTTCTGAGTTCAGCATTAATTGGTGTTGACTTGTCTGCAATAGCCTGCTCAATAGATGATAGAAGATTTTCTTCAGTTGCTACTTCAAAGCCACCAGTTTCTAGGGCTGAGCGAAGCAATGGGTTTCCATCTTTTAGTGCCTGCCTACGCAATGTAGCCTGTTCAATAATTGTTTTACGGGCTGGTATGCTGGCTTCTGTTGCCAATGCTGCGCGTTCTTCGCGCTCAATATCAAAGTATGCAGCCTTAGCCCTAGCAACCTGAACATTATCTAGATACTTTTCTAGAGTAGGAGACTTAATAAGTTCCTGTGCCTCAAGCCATGTATATGCATCTGCAGTATAGTCACCAACTTGTGGTCCAAATATAAATGCAGACTCACCATATGTATCAATGAAAGACTTGTTGTATGAAGACCAACGCTTCATCTGCTCGGTCTTTTGAATAAGAACCTTTGTAGTCTTTTCATTACGAGATACCGTGTAGATAATCTTACGTGGATTCTTACCAACGAACATAGCAACTGCTAGTTCATATGGGTCAAAGACATCATCAGATTCGGTCTTAGATATACCAGCAAGAATGTCATAGAACTCTGCACGAAGGTTTGTGATACCAGTTGTCTTAATATAGTCTGGCACACCCTTGCTTTCGCGTAGTGTAGGCGAGATTGGAGATACCATTCCCAAGAATGCACGAACCGCTACAATATTATGAGCAGCAATCTTAATAGATTTAATGTACTCGTTACGTTCTCTTGGTGTTGCATTATCTGGCAACTGTGAACCAGGACCACCAAATGCTTGTGTATATGCAATAGCCTGGAATGCTGCTGTTATTTCTTGACGTGACATTTCCTGTCTTGGCAAAACATCTCTTAGATTCTGCAAGAACAAAGGAATAATTGCACGCTGAACAGTCATGTTATCGCCAAGATAACCCAGTGCATAGGTATCAATAGTGTCAGCAAAGTCTGTTGCTGGAGCCTTTAATGGTCCTGGCATATAGCCAAGCAATGACTTAAATCCTAAGAAACCTAGTGCAGCAACAGGACCACTAAGGCTTGGCTGACCAGCATCAGGTGAAAATGATGGGTTAATCAGACGTAGTTTAAGAGTAATGTCATTAAACTGTGGAACTTTAAATGCGCTGTTTGTTAACTTGCGCATTACTGGTTCTACTGCACTGTTAATAATTGTATCTGTAGGTAATACTACATATGGCTCGCCTTTATCATCATAATGAATCTCACCACGTGCAGATAATCCCTGATGCACTAGACGCATACGATAGATAACCTGCAGTGGCTTGTCACGAAGCAAGCGATAGTAGCGTCTCCAGAAGTCTTCTGTTGCTCTGTAGAAACGGGCTACTGTTCTTGTGGATAAAGCAAAGTTGGAACGAATAGCAGGGTTATCTACATACTTCAAAACAGAATCTGTAGCCTCTGACATAGCAATTTCGGTATAACGCTTACGCGCCATATCGTCTGCCATCTCACGAAGCAACTCATCCTTCATATTAGGACGTTCAGACTTTAGTTGCTTGTATGCCATGCTAGCAAATTCATCCTGAAGACCAGAATATCCTTCACGAAGGCGTGTATATGTAGATATAACTGCTGGTTGACGGAACAAACCAGTAACTTGACGGTCCATTTGCTCCATTAAACCATTGCCAAGTTTAGCCCAAGCAGATTCTAACTCTGCTTTAGGTAGCAACTCTGGAAATTCAATAGCAGTATTGATTTCTCCGCTAGGTTGCTTGCCAACTGTAGCCTTTTCAAACTCTTCAAACTTAATATTGTCGGCAACTCTAGCCCACTTGCCAGGAATCTTGCGTCCAGTTTCCATTTCACGGGCTACTAAAGCATTATGACGACCAACCATTAAGTCCCAAAGTGCATCATTGAATGAATTTGGTCCACCATGGAATGTATTGCGCATATCAAGTAGCATTGTTTCTACGTGAATGCGTGCAATTTCTGCTTTTTGTATACCACGCTGGCTAAAGTAAAGAGAATCACCAAACTGGTTTAAGAATTTATTAACTATGTCTGGTCGCTTTACAATAAACTGACGTGTTGTGTAGTCGTATACTACGCCTAAAGCCTCAAGCATTTCAGTTCTAGCAACTGCAAAGTCTTTTGATGTCTTCAATCCGTTGTTTCGGAAGAATGCATTGATTGGGTCTACCACTACACCGTCCCCAAGGGACTTTGTGTTAGGTACAAACTGACGATACCATGTGTCAAAGTGTGCAAGTGTTAGCCACTTGTCATTTGCACGACGCAATTGCTCTGTTGACATAGCGCGGAACTTGCGACCCACCTTTAGTGAGGCATCATTCAAAGCCTGAGAGAGCGTGCTTGGGGTAAAGACAGCATCAATAATCTCTTTGTCAAAACGTCCACCCAAAGATGTACGGGCTGCGACAGATGAAGCCATAGAGTTCAACACATCTGGGTGATAAACAAAGGCTTCTTTAATATACTTAAAGTTGCCCATGCTTTCATCTACACCAAACATAGCAAAGACACGATTTGCTGTCTCTTCGCGAATCATAACGTGAGTTACTTCTTCAACTGGTATATCTAGTTTTTCAGCAATCTCTTGTGGGATACGGATTCTATCTTCAATAGATAGTTTTCCTTCTGCTCCACCTTTACGGAATGCAACGTTAATAGCACGCTTGATTGGACCAACAGCAGCCTTTGAACCAGTAAGAGCAGTAAGAACTGCGCCTTCTTTTTTGATAGAAGGTCTAGCAAAGTTTAATAGGTCACGCGTTGGTGCGCTAAGCGCATACATAAATGTTTCGTCAATTGCTGAACGAACACCTAGGCGTGGAAATAGTGTTAAGATTGTCCAGAAGTTTACGAACTCATTGACATATCTGTTTCTTGTAGCGCCGTCAAATAGTGCTGGAATAGAATTCTTACGTCTAGTTACTGCTGCAACTTCCATAATCTTTTCATATGGTAGTGAGCCAATAGCATTTGCAATCTGTGATGGTTGAACAATGCCACGAGCAGAAAGCAATGGGACATCATTTTCTAACTTAAGGGCATGCTCGCTAATCTCAGAAGTAAAATCTTTTGGAACTTCAGTTCTGGAAGTTGTAGTCATACCAGCGCGATTATTAAATGTTCTGTTAATTACTTCCTGTATAAGTTGGTTGCCTTCTGGCGTACCACCTAGACCATATCGGTACATAACAGATGCATAAAGATTGCGTAGGATAACAACCTGCTCATCCATCTTTGAGTTAAGAAATTCAAATGTAACAAAGTCAGCAATGTCTCTAGTAAAAACCTGACGGGCAACAAGACGGAAGTTTTCAGCAGTCTTGATTGCATCATCACCAATAAGGATACGACCACCTGATGGGCTTCGAGACATTAAGCGACCAACAACTTCGGCAAGACGGCGTGCTTTTAGAATGTCTTTATCTATATCCGTAAAGTTTTTAATACCTTCTACGTTGATGCCTTGGTCAATGTCTTCACCAACGGTTTTTAGTATTGCTACTTTATCCATGCCCTTGCGCTGCAGTTCATCAAGTTTGTCAGAAACACTTTTGTTTGCAGCACTTGGATTAAAAATCGCATCAGCGGTTGTTGCCATACCGCCAGAAATTCTACGTTGGTTGCGAGCAGTTGCAACACCATTACGCATATATGTAACACCATCAACTCTGCTATTCAAAAGAGTCGTAGCATTTTCTACGTTCTTGCTAAAGAAGTCTTCTGCAGAAGCAGCATCAAAAGTTTTACCTTTTGCAAAAACATCTACCGCTTCAAAGTTGCTAAAGCCAGGATAGTTTTGTGCAATTCTGCGATATACATCAGACTTAACTGCAGTGTTCGGAGCCTCGGCAAACTCTTTAATAAGAGAACCTAGTTCTCCATCCCATAGATTGCGAACATCTGGCTGTGAAAATGCTTCTTTAATTGCGCCAGAATAGTTTCCATTCTTAGCCTGCTGTGCAATTCCCTCTGCGATTCGTCCACCTTTAGTTGCAATCTTGCTTGTGCCACCAGTAACATAAGTTAGTGGGTCAATAATAATCTGATACATTGCATCAATAAGACCAGTTGAACGCTTGGTAATTTTTTGCCATGAAGCAACAGTCTTAGGGTCTGGTTTTTCACCAAAAATAATTTTGCTCAGAATACCGCCACCAGATGTAGGCTTTGCCTCAAGAGCAGAACGAGTCAAATCTCTACCAGGTGACGTCTGTGCATACTTAACGTCAGAAAGAATTTCTTTAAACTTATCTGGTTCATCAAATGCACTTACGATTGCAGATGAAATCTTGGCATCTACTTTGCCGTACTCTTCTACAATTTCTCCAGGAGTTTTACCAGCAAGTAATCCTTTTGCTACAAATACAACTTCACTTCCATGCTTTTCCTCTAATCGGGAAACCGCACCTTTATCGTAAAGTTCTTTTCCGTTGTATGCCTGTGACCACACAGTTCCAGAAAATGGATTCTTAAATGGTTTATTTATATCAAAAGATAAGGCAGGGCTAGCACCCTGTTGAATTTGACGAAATGCGCTATATGGAGTGTTAAGGGCTTTGCCATATCCTGCTGCAGCATTATATGTTTCAATAATCGGTGAACCAAGAAACTTGGCAACTTTTACTCCAGCACCAATTAGTCTATCTGTAATGCTTGGGTCTTCTTTTACAAACTCTGCATTTGGATACATTGTGCGAATTGCATTTTGTGCATCTTCGGTTAAACCCTGAAATTCTTTTTTGGCAGACTTAACATCCATGTTACGAAGACGCTTAGCGTTCTTTACTGTATAAGCAAACTGCTCCATGTACTGCTGTTCCTGTGGGGACAGCGCAGCGTTCTTAGCAGCGTTATAAACATTAGGACTAAGTTCACCAACAATTGGTTTTATGATGCGAGCCATTAGTACCCATATTCGGCAATTGCTGCATAAATCATTTCTGCATCACCACTGTTATCAAACTGCGCAATTTTGCGCAAGGTGGATGCAAGAGTTGGTTCTTGTGATGGCAGGTTTAACGCATTGCTTCCTGGTCCTGCACCTATATCAACGCCAGATGTAATTGGTTCATTTGGTCGTGCAGTTGGAGCAAACAATGGTGTTGGCATTTCCATAGGCACTGATGGTGCACTTGGCATGCTTGGTGTTCCAGCCATAGGAGCAGCAGTTTGCTGGTCGTATGTAGCCTGTCCTTGTCCATATGGAAGTCCAGAAATATACTTAGCGCCTTGCGCTGGTCCACCATCTGTACGTTGTGATAAAGCACCAGGACCAGATGTAGGAGCAGGCATGTTTGGCTTGCGGTATCCGCCTCTTGTTTCAGCCATTAGTCATCATCCTCATCGTCATATGGAATATTATCAATCTTGTTTGGCAGGTCTGGAATAATCCAGTTTGGATAAGACTCAACACTCTGAATCATTGACAGCGCAATTGCTTCAGAAAATCCTGCTACGCGTAACGCTTTAAAATATTCATTAATTGCAATGCAGTATTTTTCTAGCGGAGTGTAATCATCGTTTTCAACTGTGCGCACTTTTGCTCTACGTACTGGCTTCTTGCGTGGTGTTGCCATGATTACCCCCTTAAATTACTTGCTGTTGTCTAATCTGTGCTGAACCTGATGCTTCTCCGCTTGAACTCAAACGACTAAGAAGCATTTGCAAATCTGGTCTTCCCTGTGCAGGAGCGCCTCCTACTGGAGCGCCAGGAGCAGAGGGGACGGGTTGCTCGACTGGAGCACCAGCAGGAGGATTCTCTGGTGTAAACACTTCCTCAATAACATCCTCAATTTGTCTACCCTCTTTACGTCCCTTAATTGCCATAGCAATCTTTTGAATGATAGGTAGTGGGTCTTGTCCCTGAGTCGCCATTTGTGGAATTGTTTGTGTATATGCTTGCAGAGAACCAATGAGAGCCTTACGAAGTTTTTCAACTTCAATCTTCTCTTGTTCCTGTGTGACGTTAATGCCAAATGGCATTTCGCGCTGAGCCAAGTCAACGGAGATTAAATCGCCACCCAATGCCTGAAGCATAAAGATAAGTCCCTGTGCTGGGTTAAGTCCAGCCAGCATGCCGTAGCGTACATCTGCAGAATAGTCACCCTTGATATTCTTAGATGGTGTGTACTCAAGTGCATATGGTGCACCAGCGTCTACGCCACGAATTGTCTTCTTTTCATCAAATACTTTTTCATCAACTTCAAAGCAGATTGAAATAACACTCTTAAGTGCAGAAGCAAAGATAGCCTGTGCAGACTTAACCTGTGTATCAAATCCACCCATAAGGGCTTGAACGCCCTGTCCCGTAATAATCGAAGCATCTACGTTACCAGTACGTGATTCTGGGTAACGTGTTCCAGTGCGTAGTTCTCCTTGTAGAATCTGCTGCTCATTAAATGCACCAGCAGGGATAGGTAGTTCTACACGGCGAACACCAGCAGGGTTGTTTGTGCGGATGACACCATCGCCACCAAACTCAAACTCCTGAACATCGCTAGGCAAGACGATAGGTGACTGTACTGACTTCTCCGCTGCTTCCATTGCAAGTAATGCAAATCGGTTGCGAAGCAACTGAATACCAAGTACGTCATCAAACTGTCCACGCATCTCGCCATCAACAGATGGACGACGTGCAATGTGGACTAGCATCTTCTTGATTGGATTTTCCGCTACAGATACTGCGTAGTTGTTACGGTCTGGAATATAAATTACAGACTGTTCCTTATCGTAGTATCGAATGACAGTTAAATATCCATTCATATCTTGGTCATAACCATCTTTACCAAGAATGCCTTCTTCGTGCTCAGGGAACTGAGCAATCAATTCGGCAACTGTCATGCGGTATTTCTTAGCAAAAGCAATGCAGCGTCCATAGCGGTCATACTCTGGGTAAGCACCTACAGGGTTTTCTATGCGGATACGCGGCAGTTTTGCTTCTTCGTCGAACTCAATGATGAATGGGACGAAACCAAATGTGAGATACCAGTCTGCACCAGTATACATCTGTACTTGTAAATCTGAATTAATAAAGTAGTTTGCAGCAATTCGGGTACGAGTGTCAGCAAACTTGCGCGACTTATCCTCAACCTGATTAATTGCAGAGCAGTTAATTGCAGGAAGCGGAGCCATAACTTCAGATAGGTCACGTGCAACAATGTCGATAAAGTTTGCAACTACGTTTGCATCTACTCCTTCTGGGAAGAAGTCTGGATAAACGCTAGAAATCTGACCACGACGTACGGCTAGGACATCTTCATGTCTAGAATCGCGCTCGCGGGCGCGGTGTTTTAGCGACTCAACACGCGCCGCAATCTGCTTAACTGATAACATTATTGTCCTAACGATTGATTAAAAATTACTTAGACTTAAAAGCGTTCTTACCTAAACGAGTGCGATTAGCACGTGCTGGTTCTGCACGCTTAATAATTGCAGATACTGTTGGACCACCAAAACCACTGTTTTTATCAGAAACTTTTTTATTAGCAGCCTTAAGTCCACGAGCATTAGCCTTTGCATTAGCGCGACCTTCTGGACTCTTTGCTGCTATTTTTTTCTTTAGTGGACCAAAAACACCCTTTGGCTTTGTAGGGTCTGTGTTAATTTTAATTGCCCTACCGCTACCTGGACGAGAAACTATTGGACGAGAAGCAGACATATTTGGACGCTTTGTTTTAAGTTGACCATCTTTAATAGCGTTTTCCATAGCCTGCTTATTGTACTTTACGCGAACAGCAGACTTAGGTTCAGCCAATGGCTTAGACTTTTTAGAAGTCTTAAGTGCCTTGCTAACAGATTTTTTTGCAACCTTTGTTACAGCCTTCTTTGCTGATTTTTCTGCTAATTGTCGTGCAATAAGCCGAGCAGCAAGTGATGCTGCAACTAGTGGTGCTGGCATGTTACTTACCCTTTTTCTTTGCTGAAGATTTGCTTTTTGGTCCAGCAACCGCGGCTGTAATTTTTGCTCTAACCGCACGCTTTGATGCAGGAGAATTAGGACCTGTAATAAATGTTCCACGAGCCGCTGTGCGGTTACGGTCATTTTGACGACGTGGTTGCATAATTTTTGCAGCACGTGTTTCTTCTGAAGGACTAAGTTTTTTTCCTGCTGCCTTTGCATTTTGATTTACAAGTTTACGGGTTTTGCTAAGACTAACGCTACCAAATGTTTCTGTCGCCAAATTACGCGCTCTTGCTGCTTTATCTTTTGGTGATTTCATATTAATTCCTAACCGAATTGTTCTTGCCACTGCTCTTGATAGGCAGCGTCTAGGTTTACTGTTTGTCGTTTTGATAGTTGCGCTCTAGTAGCCCAACGGTTTTCTTTGTATCGGCTAGTGAACGAAGCCGCTTGCATTAGTTCTTTTGCCCTAAGTACGGCAAACCATAAAGCCATAACGCAGTCGGTCTTACCTCTAGTGTTGGGCTTCCATGTCATCAACTGCTGAAGTAAGGCTTTAAGACCTTCTGAACCTTCAGTAGATGGGAACTCTATTGAGTTGTTATCTTGAAACTTGCCATCTACTGTTGTTCCAAAGAACGTGGACATAGAGGCAACGCCAAGATTTGTGTCCCATTTGTTTCTACCAGTAAAGTGTGGCTTCAGGTCACAACCATACTGAGCAAGCCAGTTACGCAAATCATCATCTAGCGAGTAAGCCTTCTGGTGTGCGTTAATCTCAACACGCAATTCATTAGGTCGGTACTTCTGAACCAACTCTTCAATTGCATCACGAATCTTCTGTGGATTAGGTTCTGACATGTTTACACAGTCAAGAACATAAATACGGCTATCTGCAGAGTTATAGTTAATAACTACAAAGGCTGCATGCCCTGCACCCATAGCGGGGTCAAAGCCAATAATGGTATATCCACTCACACGCTCTGGGTGTCCAGGCTTATCTGGGTCTAGCGGACCACGCTTGCGCATGCCATTAATGCAACCCTGCACCAAAGGTGCTGAGAAGATTGCATCTTCGGTGACATCCTCTTGCTGGTAGACAAGCGCCCAAGTAGAAGCAGTAACTTCACCGCGTCGCTTATTTAATGCTGGTCCGTCCCACTTAGGGTATAGCCCATCCTCATCAGGAGTGTCTTCATCCCCGTCCCAATGGATGTTAGACTTGGGCCACAGAGTTACCCAATCTTCGACCTTCTCTTTGTACTCAAGGACTGCAGGCATAGCCATATATGTAAATGGGCTTTTACCATTAGACCAGTACTTCGGGTCTCTTAATTCTTTGTAGAAATCCGTGGGCGCAATTCGCGTTCCCACTATAAGCAATTTACCATTCTTGCCCAGACGGGTAATAACTTCTTTCTGTAGCCAGTTAATCTGCTTTTCATACTCATGGGCGTTAGCCGTAGTAATGCAGTCGTCTAGGATAATCAGGTCAGCACGTGCGCCGTAAATCTGACCCCCCATACCAAGGGCTTGGATGGTTGGGTCTTTCTCAGATGAATCACGCGCATCGCCACCAAGGTAGACAGTATCAACACGCCACGTGTCTGCGTCACCCTTCCAGCCGCCTTCAGGACCAAATGTATTTTGCATCTTGGCGTAACGAGGGTGGGACAACCGATTCTTAATTGAGTATACAAACTCGCGTGCTTTGTTCAATGTCTTGGAAACCACTATGATGCGGACATTCGAATTGATGGCAATGCGGTAGGTCGAATAGTTCACCGTGACCACAGTGGACTTAGCGTGCTCGGGAGGCACGTTCACCAACAGGCGGGTCTCATCGCCTGGGTCATAGGTCATAGAAGGGTGGAGCCAGGAAGGTTCCCTACCCTCAATCAGGTCAATCCAGTCCTGATGGTGGGGGAAGACCTTCGACCCCAAAAACATCTCAGAGAACTGGGCAAACTGAATCTCTTCTTTAGGAATCCCCAGCGCCTTGATGGAGTTGCTCTTGGCATCCTCCTTGGCTTGTTCAAGCCTACGGGCAAAATCGGCATCCCTATAAATCCAGATACGGGCGGTGTCGGGCTTCGAGCCAACCTTCTCCATCGCCTTTGCCAGGGACATACCCTCAGCCACCAGCAGAAGCACCTGCTCTTTGGCTGCATTGGTCTTGGCAGTTTTGGGGTTAGTCGCCCCCTTTTCGAACGTCATCTAGCCCCCTAGTTTTGGACAGTATACACCTGCCTTGTAGCAGATTAGTACAGTCTATTGTAACAGTTGTGAGGAAGGCTCTAAAAAGACTTCCGAACTATTTTAGTCTCTACTATATATTAATCCGTTCAAACAGGTCAAACGAACATTTTTGACAGAACTATTTATAAAACTGCAGGTCAGACTGGGGGAGTACTACTGTACAGAAATATTTTAGGTAGAGATACACTACTATATTTGACATACATTTTAACAGTCTGGGGTCATTTAGACCCACAGACAGTTAGTCTGCGACTCAGTTGTACTGTTAGATAGTCTGCGGGACAGACAGTAGTCTGGGGCGGAACTAAACCTAACGGTACTGCGCCCAGTTAAACTGCATAATCTGCGGGCAGATGCATGGCTATAGCATAGTCTGCTAGTCTATCAAGCCCTTGAAAAGAGCAGGGCTTGACAGCCGTCACAGTCTATGCTGGTCTGATTTATGTAGTTAGAATCTCTCTAACACAGAAAGGTAATCATGCCATCAACACCATGCTCACTATGCAACTGCGCCTATCAGTCACAATGGGAACCTAAGGCTCAGGCATATGTCTGCGCAGGTTGCTACAACGACTTCGCCGTTGAAAAAGGTTGGGAGACCGACCTTGTCGACGAAGAAGAGTGCCCATGCTTCATGGGTGGCTCATGCCCAACCAACGGCTTCCACTTGGAAGACCAAGCATGAGCGAGTCACTCGGCATCAGCGTGACTAACGAGTGCTATGAGTGCATGGTCATAGCACGAGACACTGCGGAAGGTTATCCTCCTAGTCAGTGTCAGTCCTGCGTCGATGACGCAGAAGCAAAAGCAGATACCAATGCTTGGAATCTGCATGAAGAAGACCGTCTAGGGGAAGGCAACTGCCTAAGCCTAGATACCAGTGACGCTCCCAGTGCAAGTGACTGGGTCGCGTCAGAAACATATGTCAAGCCACAAACAAGGAGAGCACAAATGATAGAAAAGTGGGACGATAACCTGAAGTTAATAGAACTCGCTGTGAAGTTCATAGACACAGACGAACCAGTAACGCGTAGCGAGTTCCTGCCCCCAATTGCACAACTCATAGACGGCGGTGTCTATGAAGAATACTGGGAACTAGACGACCAGCGCCAGCGCGCTAGAGAAGTCCAATGTCACTGGTGCAATCTGCTTACCCCAAAAACATTCAACGACTGCCAAGCATGTGACAAACCACTAGAATTGAATGTCAGATAGACATTCAAGCAGGCAAGCCCGTCGCCTTTGGCGGGCTTGCCAGCCAGTAAGTAATCAACTAACTAACTAAGGAGAAGCAAGTGAAGAACGAAATCAGCATCACAGGTACAATCAAGAATGTAAAGACATATACAAACGAGCGTGGAACATTGCTTACAGGCTGGTTTGACCAACGAGATACATCTCGTACCTCAGACGGAACTGCAGACCGACAGGTTTATGTAGTCGGCATGAATGTAGTTGCGCTAGATGATTCCACAGTAGGTGAAATCCTAGGTGCAACTAAAGCAGGAACAGAAACTTCCATGCCTATCACTCTCACAGGACGCATGGTCACACGCTTTGACCGCCGTCCAAATGTCCCTCGTGACAAGCAGTACGCACCAACACTCCAGTTGGAAGTACATGCAGTAGAAGTACACGCTTAAATACCAGGCAGGTGGGTGGCAGAAATGTCACTCACCTGTCTATATTTTTTTGGCAGGGTTTTCCGTATAAGTACAGACTAATGCGAGTCCATTACTAATCATAGGAGAGATTATGTATCTATCTACAGCAGAAGTCCTAGGTGTATCTATTGCACTAGGCTCATCTATCATAATTATATTGCTAACTACTATTGCAAACTACAGATTGCAGCAGGATAATAAACTGCTGCGCATCAGGCTCAGAACTAACAGACGATATTGGGAAGCGAGAGTAAACCACAAATGATGAATCTAAAAACAGAAGTAGCAAATCTACAAGTATCTACAGTTGCATTGCCCTTTGCCCATGGTCTAGACCTATATGAAACCATGGTCTTTGATGAGCGCGACATGGAAGTAGAACCATTTACCCGCAGGTATCAGACCTATGACGCTGCAGAAGCAGGTCATCAAGACACAGTAAATCAGATAGAATCTACCATGCGGGATGCACGACTATGAGTATGGATTTTAGAATCCAATGCACTACATGTTGGCAAGCAACAAAGCATGATGCTTTGGACGCAGGAGACAATCTAATATGCGATAAGTGTGGAGCAAAACTATGACACCAGATGAAATCATGAAGATGCGTGCTAAAGCAGCAGGTTATGCGCAGAAGTTTCTTGCTAATAAATACTATGAAGAATACAAAGAATTGTATGACGCATACCTAACCAATCGTGGTATCAGTGTGCGTAGGAGTAAAGTTATAGTAGATGAAAGGGCAATTACTAATGAGTGAACCAAGAGTAGAAGATGACATTGCGCTAGACAAAGATGAAGAATGTGATGAATGTGGTTGCTTTATCTGGGAGTGCGTATGCAACGCACCAGATGAACCATTCGATGTAATATACGCAGACTAATATAAGTTAGGAGAGCCGTGTTCACAGTGGCAAAGAAATACCAAGCAATCATTAGTGCAGGTATATTAATACTTGCTACTATGTTTGGCATACCAATCAAATCGTATGTCAAGTATGTAGATAAGCAGATAGCAACAGACGAAGACTATGTAGTGCAGGCTATCAAGCCACACTACTGGACACCGTATATGTCAAAGACATATGCACGTGGCTACATGTCTTTGGAGTATCCACATTGGGGACGCAGCGAGTGGAAGGCACTGCTAAAACTATGGGGAAAAGAATCTGCATGGAATCATAAAGCAGATAACCCTAAGTCAACAGCCTACGGAGTAGCACAAGTCTTAAAGACTAAGCCTGGAACGCCCGCCCCTCTCCAGATTGAGAAGGGGCTGGCGTATATCAAGCATAGATACGACAAGCCTTCAATCGCTTGGTCACACTGGAGAAAGCATGGTTGGTACTAATGAACTACATAGTACAGGTAGAAATCTCAGTTGAAGCAGACAACGATGATGCTGCTTTGTTCTGGGTGCAAGATGCTATACAAATGTATGGTGCAACAATGTCTATTCACCGATGGATAGATACACGACTAGAAGGAGAGACAAACAATGACAACTAAAGATGACTACAAAACACTAGAAGAGAACCAAGATACTAGCATTCAGCGTAAAGGTGCTACGCTAGTAGATGAGTTCTTCTCTACATTTACAGCAGGAGATACAGATGAAGTCACGACTACTCGTGTACTTTACTATCTAACTGACATTCAGGTGCGTGACTTTGCACTTGGTATTCTTGGTAAGTATGGCGAAGAGCGTACTCTCGCTGCACTAAATCATCTACTCAACAATGCAGTAACAGATACACCATATATCAATGCACCTGCAGCCTTGCTTGCTCAGTATGAGTATGAACTAGGTAGAACTGGAGATGCATTCTTAACTCTAACTAATGCACAGCCAAGTTACTCACTTGCTAAGTTGCTTAGCCGTGTATTCCAAGTAGGCTGGGACCCTAAGTCATTTGCTCGTATGCGTGAAGAACTACACCCACAGGTAGTAGCAAACATCTTCGGAGAAAGGGCTTAATCATGGGTCTTGACATGTATTTGTATCGTAAAACAATAGATGAAGTAGCATACTGGCGCAAAGCCAATGCTATTCATGGTTGGATTATAAACAATGCTAGTGTAGTAGATGACTGCACTCCTATTCATGTCAGCATGCATGACCTTGTTCAACTACGAGATGATTGCCAGAAAGTATTAAGTGAAGGTACAGAAGAGATAGCATGGGAACTGCTGCCTCCAACAACTGGATTCTTTTTTGGCAGTAGAGAGATTGACGACTGGTACTGGGATGATATAAAATCCACACTTGAAAAACTAAATACAATTATAGAAGAAAGCAGCGATGATACTGAGTTTGAGTATCACGCATCATGGTAAAGGGAGAAAGCAATGCAGCAAGTAACGGAAGAATATAATAACAAATCGCTGACTAGACTAAACAAGCAGGCTTGGAAAAGAGCAGGCGTTGCAGTCAACGCTGGCTCTGCATCAGAGGCTGCACGACAGGCTGGACTTGACTGGAATGTAATGCTTGCAGATATGCAGGCATATGTTTCTAATAAAGTCAACGAGTTCGAGTCAGTAACAGATTACTATCCTGTTCCAAAAAAGCAAGCAGTAATCAAACTTGGCAAAGACAATACAAATGAAGTCATTGGTGTAGTCGGTGACAAATACAAGATTGTGCAAAACATGGAAGTATTTAGCGCATTAGATACGCTAGTAGATTCAGGTGATGCACGATACACAGCAGCAGGTGAATACAATAAAGGTGCTAACATCTGGATGGTTATGGAACTACCTCTTGGTGTAAATGTAGCCAATGACCCACACGCTGCATTCCTGCTAGTGCAGTCATCACATGACGGCTCATGTGCAGTACGCATTCGCCCTATCATTGAGCGTTTGTTCTGCTCTAATCAAATCAACAAGTTGATTAAAGGCAAGAAGACAAACGACTTCACTTATGTTATGAAGCACACAACTAATTCAGAGTTGTCAGTGCAAGACATTCGTAACATTACCCAACTTACATACCAAGCAATTGAAGAGTATGAGCAGACAGCAAACGGTCTACTTAAGCGTGAAGTATCAGCAGGACAAGTGCGTGATTACTTCAAGCGTGTATGGGCGTTGCCTTCTACAGTAGAAGATAAGCCATACCACCTACTCACCCAAGGTGAGCGCAGACAACAGACCATTGCTGTAACTGCACGCGATAAAGCATGGCAGATATACAACGAATCAGAAACACAATCCAACATCAGAGGTACAGCCTTTGGTGCATGGCAAGCAGTTGTAGAATATGCAGACCACCATGCATCGGGCGGCTCCGAACGCCTTGCCGTTGCCGCCCTTAGCGGACGCAGTGACGGTATCAAGAACAAAGCACTAGAGTTAGTGCTTGCATAAACTTGGCATAGTGAACCAGCGTACAGTGGGTAAACCACTAAGATGCAGGTAGTTTATGCCAGTCGCAGGGTTATTCCTTAACCTTCTAGGATGGGTTGCCCCGCCATCCGCGAACACGGGGCACTAAAAAACAACGAGAGGAAAACATGAACACAATCACAATCAGTCGTGTCAATGAAGAGTCTGGCACACCATATGATGTAACATATACGGAAGCAGAAGTCCTGCACTTTCTAAAAAGAACAAAGGAAATAGATGCAGTACAAGAGTCCTACCAATCAATGGCAAAAGAAATCCGTACGATTCGTAACGCTGTCCGTGACTTCTTCAGTGAAGGTGAATGGGATAACGGTGAGACAGTCTGCAACAAAGGTGATGTCAATACATTACTCGAACAAATCGGCAGCAGCAAACTTACAACCAAGTATCGTGGAAACTTCACCATCTATGGCACATTCGAACTAGATGCTGAAGACGAAGACGAAGTAGAAAGTCTAGTCACAGAGAACTTATCAGTTGATTGCTATGCTGCAGATATAGATGTAGATAGTATCGAACTGCATGATGTAGAAGAAGAAAACTAATGCAGACACCAGTTGTCACTACCCAAATCTTTCAAGATAAAGGCGAGTATTTCCTAATTGAAATACAAGCAGACGGAAAGATTTTTCTTAAGCGCAAAGTATATGGCTGGTCAGATACATGGTCGCTTCCACTTGAGGAGTACAATCCATGAGTAGAGAACTGCAAGAAACTCTAGACCGCATGGCTGCTTCAGCCCAGATAGTATTAGACGAAATACTAGATGAGATTGAAAATGAGTAGCGCATACGTCCCATATAATGGGACTGCTGGCTGGTCGGGGACAAATACAAGTCGAGAAAGGGCTATGTATAACTTACGTACTGGCAAGGAATATAACAACCAACAAAAAGCGTTAGCACTATTAAAAGATAATCCTGCTGGATTAACTTGGAAAGAATTAGCAGAAGCAGCAGGAGTACATCACGGCACTGCAAGTGGCGTGCTGTCAGTACTACATAAGTCTGGTGCTATATTGCGTAGTGCAAATGTTCGTGACAAATGTACTATATATTATAGCCTACAATATAGTGACAGTATTATTAATCAGGTCTATAAAAAGAAAGAAAAACTTTGCCCGCATTGTGGGCATGACATCAATGCATAAGCCGTTCCTTATGCTATGATGGGACAACCAGTAGGGCGGTAGGTTTTTGGCTCTCTCCTTGTCCTACCCCCACTGGTATCTTAATCTAAGGAGAACAATGGCAGAAGTAGAAGTACCTAGAGATAGATACGGCAGACCAATGATTGTGCCACCGAAAGGTGGCAAGCCAGTGCCGTATACAAGAACAACAACAGTTGCTGGCTCACTAGATGACGGCACTGCATTAGTAGCATGGAAGTTGCGCATGGCTGCAACTGGTTTAACACTACGCTCTGATTTATTACTGGCTGCGACAGCAGCAAGAGAAGATAAATTAGAGATGGATAAATTAGTTGAAGATGCTATGGAAGCAGCAGGCGCTACCAAGCAGGCTACTATTGGAACAGCAATCCATACGCTAACAGAAAAGTTAGACAGAGGTATAGACCTTGGTCCAATACCAGATGATTATGTTGCAGATATACAAGCGTATGCAGAAGCAACAAAACATTTTACAAACATTCATATCGAACAGTTTTGTGTGCTAGACAAGTACAAGATTGCTGGTACACCAGACCGAATCGTAGAATACAAAGGCGAAAAGTTTATCTCTGACCTTAAAACAGGCAGCATTAGTTACCCAAACAAAATCGCTATGCAGTTAGCAGTTTATGCACACGGCTTGCCGTATGACCCTGCTACGGCAACCCGTGGTAACTGGGGTGACATCAACACAGAGAAGGGAATCATCGTACATCTACCAGCAGGTAGTGGACAATGTACTCTACACTTTGTAGACTTAGTTCATGGTTGGAAAGGTATTGAACTAGCCATGAAAGTAAGAAAGCACCGCGACAAGAAAAACATATCAACACCAATACAAGGAGAATAATGTCTCATTCAGAAGCACCTATCAGCATCAATCTACATACACCAAACAAAACACAAATTACTCTGCGTGCTAACAACGCAGATGAATTTACTGCATTGACAGCACAAATCTTTTCAATTGTTGAAGCAGTGGGAGAAGTCGAAAAAGCAGTGCGTGGCACTGACTTTAGCGCACCTTCAGCAACTCCTATTTCGCCAGCAGTTGGCTATGCAGCCAACGCACTAGGCGGAACTATCATCTCTGAATCAGTTGCACCTACACCTGCACCAGCAGGCAGCGGTCAGCGTATGTGTCCACATGGAACTATGACACGCATCCATGGTTTGACTGGTAAGTTTGGTCCTTACAAGGGTCACTTCTGTCCAGCAAAGCAGGGCGACCCAACTAAGTGCACAACACAGTATGTCAAGGCTAACTCACCAGAGTTTGCAACATTCGTAGCAGACCAAACAAAGGCATAAATGAAAACATTACGCCGTAGCGTAGGCAAGGCAGAGGTAGGCGGTGAACCATTACCGCCACCTTTCCAAGCCTTTGCAAGAGAAGGAATGATATTACGGCGTGCAGAAGTAACTGTAATTGCAGGCACACCAGGTGCAGGCAAGTCCAGTATCGCATTACATATCGCAGCAAGATTAAAACAACCAACATTATATTTCTCTGCTGATACTAATGCACATACAATGGCTATGCGATTACTCGCGCTTCGCGCACGCATTCCACAACAACAAGCAGAACAAATGCTTAAAACACAGCCAGATACAGCAGAGTCTATCTTGCGTGAGTATGGAAATATGTATTGGTCATTTGAACCAAGTCCTACTCTTCGCGACTTAGATGAAGAAGTATCTGCATTCGAAACTATATGGGGCAGAAGCCCTACACTTATAGTTGTAGACAATCTTATGGACATTGCTATTGATGGACATGAAGAGTTTGCAGGTATGAGACAGGTTATGAAAGAACTTAAGTACCTAGCAAGAGATACCAACGCAGCAGTACTTGTGCTACACCATACTCAGGAAGGCGCACCTGGCTATCCATGCCAGCCACGCTCAGCCCTGCAGGGTAAGGTAGCCCAGATACCTGCTATGGTATTGACTGTAGGTCAGATGATGCAGGGGCAAGACGCATACCTATGCGTAGCACCTGTTAAGAATAGATACGGCAAGGCAGATGCGACTGGTAACACATACATATCGTTATCATTTGAACCTGGCTCTATGTATCTAGAAGATGTAGTCCGAGACTACAGACAGGTAGAGATGACAGCATGAGTAAAAAAATTGTTTTAACTATAACACTAGCAGAAGGTATAGAACCAGACAGTATTATAGAATTACTTAACGCTGAAATACTATGTCGTCTTGAAGATGACGATAAGTTTATTACTGGCTGGGAGTGGATTTACTAATGAGTAGTGCAGCCAAAGCCAAAGGCTCAGGAGCAGAGCGAGATGTAGTTAAGTATTTAAAAGAGAATGGTTTTAAGTATGTCGATAGGCGATTGGCTGGTGCAACTCTAGATAAAGGTGACATCTCAGGTATACCTGGAGTTACAATTGAAATCAAAAACCATGCTAAGATGGACTTAGCAGGGTGGGTAGAAGAATTGCTCATAGAAATGAGTAATGACGGGGCATGGACAGGCGTAGTGTGGCACAAGCGCAAGGGTAGGGGAAGTCCTGGCGATTGGTACTGCACTATGCCTGGCTATGTATGGCTAGACCTATTAAAGAGAGCCTTAAACAATGGAGAAACCAAGCATTGAAGAATACCTGCGCTACATAGGTGCAGACACACCAGCAATTGGTGCAGGTTGGCGTAAGATGAAGTGCTGCTTTCATCTTGATAGTCACGCAAGTGCAGCAGTAAACTATGATAAGAACGCCTTTGTCTGCCACGGTTGTGGAGTCAAAGGCGATGTCTATTCTCTAATCATGTACAAAGAAGGGGTTAACTTTCGTGAGGCTAAACAATTCGCAGAGACAGTTCTTACTGCAGGCAACACAGAGATACGCAGCAGCAATAGAAAGCGCGAGCGCCTATCTGTCAAGCCGTCATCTCTCGGTAGAAGAGGCAAAAGTCTTTCACTTGGGAGTGGTAGAAGACCCACTTCCAGGGCATGAGCCCTATCTAGGCAGGCTTGCTATCCCATATATCACGCCATCAGGCGTGGTAGATATACGATTTCGTGACTTGACTGGCACACATGATGCTAAGTATATGGGATTAGTTGGTGCTGAAACTACTATGTTTAACACGCAAGCAGTCTTTGCTGCCGACAGTTACATATGTGTAACCGAAGGTGAGTTCGATTGCATTATGATGGGTACTAAAACACAACACCCAACAGTTGGTATTCCAGGAGCAAACAACTGGAAGAAACACTATGCTAAAATCTTAGATGACTTTGAAACAGTCATTGTCCTAGCCGACGGCGATGCCCCTGGCTTAGAGTTTGGCAAGAAGATTAGCCGTGAACTTGGCAATGTTAATATCATCAGCATGCCAGACGGTGAAGATGTAAACTCTATGATGATAAAGAAAGGGAGTGAGTGGATTGACGAACGAATCCGAGAATGCATTGCCAATGGATGATAGTTTTTGGGAGCATGCAGACCATTTAGATTTCAGTATGATTATACAGTTATCTGAAAGTAAGCATCTTAATATTCTTCATGCCTTGCATGATGTATATCTAGCCATAGATGATGACCCAGAAGAAGCCAAGTTTCTCATCACGGGGATTGCAGCCCTTATGCTTTCATCCAAGTACAATAAGACCGACGAAGTATTCAATGAGATAGTAGTACAAATGGCTAAGAAAGATATGGATTACGAACTAAAGGAGTTACTCAATGAAGGACAGTAGACACGCAGATGGTATTACAAAAGAACTACTAGGAATCCTGCTTAGAAAGCATGAAGACTATGGTCCAATGAATATTGCTGGAGCACCAGGCGGTCCTATGAACGGACTGCGCGTCCGCATGTATGACAAACTGGCTAGGCTCAACAACCTGATAGACAGCGGCGACACGCCGAACTATGAATCCATCGAAGATACCCTGATTGACCTAGCAAACTATGCCATAATTGGTTTACTTGTTCAGCGCAATCAGTGGGCTGGCATTCCAAATGGAGAATCATATGAAGAGAGTCGTCGTCCTCAGTGACTTACAGATTCCGTATCAAGATAACAAAGCCGTAGATGCAACCATAGATTTCATTGCTGACTACAAACCAGATGAACTCTGGTGTGTAGGTGATGAACTAGATGCACCAGAACCTAGCCGTTGGAATCGCGGCATGGCTGGCGAGTACGCAGGTACTCTGCAGCAAGGAATAGATACCACAAAAGAAATCATAAGTGAATATAGAAAAGCATTAGGAAAAAAACCTTTTTATATCCAAAGGTCTAATCACACAGACCGCATTGACACTTACATTCGTAAGTATGCCCCAGCGTTTAGCAGTCTCAAGTCACTAGAGATTGAAGAACTACTGGGGTATTCTTCTTTAGGTGTTACATACCTACATAGAATGCACGAGTTACTACCTGGTTGGGTAATGGCACACGGAGACGAAGGCAAGTTGTCGCAGACACCTGGAAGTACAGCCTTGTCATTAGCCAAGCGTTTAGGAAAGTCAGTAGTCTGTGGGCACACGCATCGCGTGGGCTTGCAACATGAAACAGTTGGCTTCTATGGGAAGACATCAACCTTGTTCGGTTTAGAAATCGGACATCTCATGGACATCAAGCAGGCGGATTACCTATCCGCAGGCACAGCCAATTGGCAGCAAGGCATTGGCATCCTTGTAGAAAACAACAAGAAGGTTGTTCCATATGCAGTGCCTATCATTAATGGTGAGGTACACCTACCATAATGAATTACATCTCAGAGTATAATGATTTAGTTCAGCAGTTAGCATCTGAATATGCACGCAGATATAGTATGCTAGAACTAGATGACATCGGTCAGGAACTATGGGTCTGGTTCGTTGCTCATCCGCGCAAGTATAAAGAATGGTCAGAGTTAGAGCAAAAAGATAAGGACAAGTTAATTGCCAAATCGCTACGCAATGCTGCTCTTAAATACTGTGAGAGGGAAAAAGCACGCAAGTCTGGTTACGATACATCAGACTTATATTACTATGATGCCTCTGTTGTGGAAGCATTTCTTCCGTCAATCATTGCGGGGACATACTCAATCCCTGTTAGTATTCAAGACCTCAATGCCAAATTCGGAACTGGTAATTTGTCGGAAGGCAACAACTGGCTCACTCTTCGAAGCGATATTATGGGCGCATTTGAGAAACTATCAGATGCAAAACAGAACATCCTCCGACTTAGATTTAGCATTGATTCACCAGACTGGGCAACGCTAGCCAAGGATATGGATAGCACGCCAGATGGCGCACGCATGAAAGTGCAGCGTGCCATGAACTCATTGGTCAAAAACCTAGGTGGTTGGCGACCATATAATGAGCCAGATAGTATTCAATCAGAGGCAGAAGAGGAAGAACAAAATGTCAATGATTGAAACATATTTAGAATGGTTGACAATCCATGAATCAGAAGCAGGTGAATGACCTTAGAGGCGAACCTACATTCGCCTGTATATGTGGTTGCGCAATGTTCCGCATCAATGTAATGTGGGACCAAGACACCAGAGCAGTTGGCTGGTATGATTTAGCACAAGAATGTGTAGAGTGCGGTACGATAACTACCGCACCTACTGAAATAGATGGGTGTGAATGATGCCTTTGTATGACTTTAAATGTATGACATGTAGTGAGGTTATAGAAACAAATGAAAATATACCACCAGTTTGTGGAACTTGTAGTGGCACTATGCAACGCATCTGGTCTTCCCCAGCGATTAAATTCAATGCACCAGGTTTTTACTCGACAGGAGGATGATGTACGCATTCGGAGAAGAAGCAAACTGTAACGGACTAGATACAGAACTATTCTTTACAGATGAAGTATCTAAAGTATATCTTCATATGCCGTTATTAAAAAGAGTATGTGAGAATTGCGTAGTCAGAACCGAGTGTCTTGACTATGCCCTACACCATGCGGTGCTAGGTTGGTGGGGTGGGACATCAGAAAAAACCCGCAGGACAATGCAACAAAAATTTAATATCACACCAGAACCAGTATTAATTACAGAAAAGTGGGTACAATAATGGTACTAGAAATTGCACTAGGAGTCTTCATTGGACTAGCAGTTGCTGATGCAGTCAAAGACCTATCAGAGTTTCTTGCTACAAAGTGGAGAGCACATCAGTCGCGCAAGCGACTAGACCAGTTCCTAAAAGAACTACATGACGAGCCACGCTATGAATATTCTTGGCATACAGCACCTAAAAATAGCAAGCCAGTAGCCAAAAAGACAGCAGTCAAGAAGAAGCCAGTCAAAAAGACAGCAAGGCGTAAGTAGTACAAAGGCACGATAGTTCAATGGCTAGAACGCCACAGTTAACTGGTGGAAATTTGAGTTCAATTCTCAATCGTGTACGGTGGTGTAGTAGAGGGTTGGTTCGCGCATGCCCTTGCCTGAACCCGTACTAATAGCGAACAATGTTACGGGGCTACACCTAACCATAATTAAAAAGCAAAAAGACCCCCGCCTGGTAGGTTAAAGTACCAGAGCGGGGGCTTTTGTGTCTCTATGGGGCTGCTACGCCCCTAAAATAGGGGTTACTTAGACCCTAGTCCGAAGTCTTTCTCAGACTTATCTGCCCATTTAAGGGCTGGACCAGCAACTGCACCGATTAGGATGGCATATTGTGGAGCCATATCTGTAAGTAGGGCTACACCCATAACGATTGCAGATGCAGCGACAGCACGAAGGTAGGACTTGATAGCCTTTTTGTGCTTTTCAGATAGTTTAAACTTCTTCATTTGATGTCCTTCTTTGGTAGTGGTTTTACTTTGGAAACAATTTTGCCTACAGCCTTAGCCTTGCCTAACCATGGAAACCATTCGGATGTATCGTTACCACAGCCCTCCTTAATGGAGATATGCAAGTGTTTGTTGTGCGGATTAGACCCCGTGTAATTGTAAACGCCGTTCTTCTGCGACCAAATCTTACCCTGAAAGATAAGATACTTTACACGCTTGTCTTCCTGCAGTTTAATAAACATCTCAACGCAGTTGATTCCATTTGCAGGGTCATGGGTTAGGTCTACTGCATGACCAGTATTATGGTCTGAATTAGGACTTTGTTTCTGATGCGCTGCTGATGGTAGCAATCCATCGCTTGCCTTCTTGCGCTTTGGGCGCAAGGCTGTTGCTTGTCTAAGTACGGCTATTGCTGCTGGTGTCGCCCTCTTTGCAATCTTAATTGTCGTGCTCCTTTATGTGCTGTTCAAACTTACCAATTTGTGTAGCAAGGTCTACTTTAATTACAATCTGGTCTTCACGTATTTCTTTTAGCAGTGGATGAATTTCTTTTTTAATATAGTCATTCATTGACTTGCCACTATTAGGAGTAGTCTCATAACGAATAGCCTTAGTATCCTGTGCGACTTCACGAACTTCGTTACGTATTACCCATCTGATAACTGCGAGTCCACAACCAAGTACTACTGTAATTGATACTACAAGTCCTGCCCACTGCTCTGCTGTCATTATACTGTTCTCACCACAATCGTAATAATGCCACCATATCCGTTAAACTTATCTGGTGGAGTTGTCCGTTTAAATGAAATGCCTTCAATTTGTACTTGACGAAGTTCTTGTGTATTCAAATCCTGCCACAATACTACGTCTCCACTTTCCTCAATTGCTTCCAACTGCAGAAGGCGCTCATGCGCCCTACCTTTATAACCAGTAGTTACACCATTGCGGTCTGTCTCTGTGTCAAAGCAATAGACAGGAAACTGAATGATTCGCTGACGTGGAGTAGCGATAGTAGCCTTAGCCTGATAGCCCTTGAATATAGGACCAGTTGATGTGGTAACGGCATCACGAACAAACAGGAACTTGTAGGCAATATACTCACGAGCAACAGAAGGCTGGTTAGTTCCTACTTCAACTTCGGGTACTTGTGAGTCGTATGTAATATGGTCGTATTCTGTGCCATCAATGTCAACAGTAAGCAGACCTAGCGACCCCTTAGAAAAATCACCGCGCCCAATAAGGCGCTTAAAGTTCTTAGGTTCTAGCGTTCCATAACGGATATTACCTGTGGTTAGATAGCCAGTTGGACGCAAAGTTGCTGCATCTTCTACATAAACATAACCATCAACAGCACCAGCATGTGCAGTTGCAAATGTAATTCTATCTGTGCCATTAGCAAATGCACAGGTAGTTGTCTGATGACCAGTTACGTCATCAATATAAACATCATTAGCCCATGCAAAACGTAAGGTTTCTAGTTCATTACTAAGGTCAATACGGATAAGACCTGGGTTTCCTGCGACTCCAGTAGCGCACCAGATGTAATGATTACGAGCAGCAAAGTCATAGCAAGGCTGGCTAGTCTCCACGATAAGTGGACCATAGGTTATAGAACCATCTGTGTCTGAGACTAGAGCAGCACGAACACCCTTGTTTGTGCCAATCATCATGTAGCCAAGATAGTAATAAATCTTATGTACGATTTCGCCAACTGGTAACTCTGCTGCAACTACAGCAGATGTAAGAGTAGGCATGACACCAGAGGTGTTAAGTGTAAACTTCTGAATAGTAGACTGGATACCGTTATATCCTGCAATGTAAATAGCAGGACCAGATGCTGTAATAGATGTATACACATGGCTAGATACAGGGTGTGTATACAAAGCCGTTGGCATAGCCACGGCTGATGCAGCAAACTCATAGACTTTGTTATCGGCACATAGCACAATACGGTCTTTTACATAGTCCATAGTTGCGTTTGAGATAGTACCAATTTCATCAAACATAAATGTATTAGCAGTTGCTGATGTGCCAGTCAAAGCCTTCTTGTATACAGTCTTTTTGGTTGCTGTATTTGTAATCCAGTATGCAGTTGTGCCGTCATCACAGATTGCAAACACTGGTGAATCTGTTCCAGCATTGTAGTCAATAAAGTGAACTGGGTTTGTAGGGTCATCTGCTGGAATCTTATCTACATCATATTCATCATGTAGTAGTACACCAGAAGTATTGCTCCAGAAAATAGAACGCATAGTCTGAAATGGACGACCAGTTGCCCGAATAGCACCAGTAACATTATGACCCTGTGTGCAGTTCTTGAGCATGGTTACTTGACCCTTAGTCCAGACATCTACGCCTTTGCTATCGGCAAAGCGGTATTGTCCTGACTCATCATTAGTAGCAGGGTCAAAAAACTTAATACCAGAACCACCATGAAAAGACATCTGTGAGCGTAGCCACCAGCCAGTGAGCGACTGCTCACCAGGCTCATTGCCATTGTCAAACTGGTCTTTACGAAACGGTGCAGTCTGCCGAGTAGACTCATCTTTATCTGAAATTGCAGATATAAACGGCATGCCACCAATGGCTGTATCATAAGAGATATTAGTATTCTGCCAGACAGCATCTGTAGAAACAATACCAATGTCAGCAATACCACGAGCAATAGGCAGACCATCTCCTGCTAACGCCCAGACATTACCATCACCTTCGGTTATATCGCGACCAGCCACGTTACTCCTTAAATAGAAAAATTAATGGGCAGTTTCCGTCCATACCCAGGGAACTTATTACTTAGATAGTGCAGCAATTTCGTCAGCAGTCAAACCAAGTGCTGCCAACTTTGCTTCGGCTGATGCCTTAGCCTCTGCTGCAGCCTGTGCTGCTGCATCTTCTTCTGCCTTGCGAGCAGCGTATGCTGCTGCATCTGCTTCGCGCTGTGAAATTTCTTCTGCTGTAAGAGGTCGCTCAGTAACAACCCCTGTCTCACAGTTCACTTCAATCGCTGTTAGTGTATCTGTCATTGTATTGCTCCTTTGTTGTTATGAGTTTTTGATACCATAAAGGTATGCTTTTGAACCTGTTAGAAAAGTATCTGTGTCTAGTGTAATAACTACCGATGTAACCGCTGCTGTATTTGATTGAAGAGCAGCGGACATACGCAAAGAGTTATTGGTTGAATCATTAAATTCTCTAGTGCTGTCTGCTGAAAACGATTTGTTTCGCGCTGTGGAAGTATAGTCAGGTATGTATATTTCATCACAACTAAATGCATTAGAGTCATCTCCAGAAATTGGTAATGAACAAACATCAATTACATCTGAACGAGATGATGAAGAAACTGATGTTCCTGATGCTTTAACAGTTCTAAGAGAATTATTAGATGTTGCCCCGTTAATTCTAACTTGGTATCCACCATAATTGTTCTGTGCATTTCTTGCAGAAACAATAATTTTTAAGTCAGTATAAGTTTGTGGAATAGAACTAAATGTCATTGATGTAGTTCCGCCAGCGGTAACTGTCGCAGTATTTATTAAGTACATTGTAGTTGGCATTATGCTCTCACAATTCCATATAGAGTTACTTGGTCACCAGAAGAAAAATTCCAACTTCCATTAAATGTTGATACTTGAATTGTGCTAATAGCAGATGTTGAGCGCCAAAGTCCAACTCTTTCATTTACTTCCTGTGCTGCATTGCTGCATCTTGACAAAAATGTTTTGTAAATTGCCGTATTTGAATAATCAAAAAAATCAACAGTAAGAACTCCTTGTGAGGTTGAGTTGACATTTTCAATACCTAATCTTGCTTCTGTAAAATTAGAACGCCTATTTGAAGCAGCAGAAGAACCATTGGCATAAAAATTAGTGCAAGAATAATTTGAACCAGTATCGCTATTAAACCTTGCCTGAACTAACTCACCACTTAATTGATATGAAATTACTAAACGAAGGTCTGTATAAGTACTTGGAATAGAGGTAAAAGTAGTTGAGTTAGTTCCTCCTGGAAATGTATAAGTTGCAATAGGTTCGTATGTAGGACCAGCAGCCATTAGTTATTACCCCTTAATTCCATATAGTGCTATTTTAGTTGAGGTTGTCCATCCACCAGAACCATATAACTGGCGAACACTTATAGAGGATACTGCTGCAGTATTTCTCCAACTACCTGATGCGTACCAAGCCTCTCCGTTTCCGTTGGAATCCCAACCAGATAAAACGCGGATTGTCTTGTTTTTGCTTGTATTCTGAACTTCTGCAATATCAATAATTGCAACACCCATAATTTCAGAAGCAATGTTTCCACCAGTTATACGCCCAGCGATAGTCATACCAGATGAATTAGTACCTGAACCGCCCGATACACTTGAACCATTAGCATATATGTAGTGACCATTGTAATTACTGCCAGTATCGCTATTAAAATAAATGCCAATGTTTTCTACATTGGTTGCTGGTGTGACTCGCCCTAATATGCGTATTTGCAAATTGTTGTATGTGCTAGGGATAGAACTAAAAGTAATTGTGTCGGATGAGCCATTGCCTGTTGCTGTAGCAATAGACTCATACGCACTTGTTAGAACTACAGCACTCTGGTCCCACACCTTGCTTCGCTTAACGCCAGTAGATATGCTGGCAGTTGATAGACTTCGGATTCCCATAGTGTGTCCTAACTGTTCTTAATGCCGTAGAGGTAGGCTGTGCTATTTTCTGCAAAATTTCCAGAACTATTTGGTGTTAGTGTTAGAGATGTTACTGCCGATGTAACGTTAAATAACGTTGCGTTTACAGAAACAATGGCGGCTGTTGTGCTATTTGTTTCTGCCACACCATCAGAGGCAGTTATTTTTTGTGAAGAACCTGCATAGTTTGGTATATATATATCTGTATTACTAAATGTACTAGCAGTTGCTATGCTTGAGTTATTTCCATAAGTTGTACCAACCCCACCATTGTTAGAACTAACAGAACTATTGGTAGCAAATAATACCCTATCATTAGAATACCCAGTAGAGTTAAGTGACATATCAACTTGAGCAAAAGCATTGCCATAATTGCTTGTTGTTCTTGAAGATAACTTTACAAGCAGGTCAGTGTATGTTCCAGGTATAGATGTAAAAGTAATGTTTGCTGCCCCGCCAGAACCAACTGTAACGCTATTTATTAAGGTATATGTAGGTGTTGGCATATTTAAGCCGCCTTTATTCCGTAGAGAGTTAGTGTGCTTCCACTTGATAAGTTTCCAGAAGCATTAATTGTTATTGAATTAACGGCAGCAGTAGAACGCCAAAGTTCAGCAAAAGCCATAGCGCCGATGTTTGCAGTAGTAGCACTTGCCCTATTTATTACTGTTTTATAAATAGACGTACTTGAATAGTTCATAATATGTATAACATTCATATTACGATTACCTGATAGATAGTACCCTAGTTCCATAAAGGTAGCGTTAGAACTGCGGTCCGATGATGCGCTTGTGCCGCTTCCTGCTACTCGTATAAATGAATAGTTTGTACCAGAATCACCATTAAAACGCAATTGAATACCAGTATTAGAACCAACAGTTCCGTCAATCACTAAAACAAGGTCTGTATAATCAGCACTTATTGAGTTGAAAGAAACGCTAGAAGAAGCGCCTCCAAGAGTTTGAGTTGCAAGCGGTTCATATGTTTGTGCTATTGCCATTTACTTACCCCTGGATTCCGTATAACGCAAACTGGCTATACTGTGCAAAATTTCCGCCACCATTAATTGTGATAGAAATACTATTTATTGCGCTGGTTGATAACCAAAGACCTGAGTTAGAGTTGATATATCCCTGGTCATTTCCAGCAGAACCATTTCCATTGTTTTCGTAACCAGTTAAAGTTCGCATAGTTTTATTTTTGATTGTGCTGCTATAGTCGGTAATGTCAAGAATACCCGCGCCATAAGACGATGCAATAGACTGTGAGCCAGTCATAAGACCACCAATAGCAAATGCTGCTGAGCCAGTAATACCTACTGCACCAACACCAGTTCCATAACCTTCAAGTCTGTGCCATACGTAGTTACTGCCAGTATCTCCATTAAGTTGGATATACATATTTCCATTGGTGGATGCATTTGTTGTTCTTGCAACGTGACGAATTTGTAAATGTTTAAATACTTGTGGAATACTTGAAAATGTAATTGTAGATGCCCCACCCGCTCCTACTGTTGTAGTTGCAAGAGAAACAAATCCAGTTGTTGGCACTATAGTTGTAGTACCATCCCACACGTCTTGATACTTTGGCAATCCTTGTGCCAAAGTAGATGTCTTAAATCTACTGATTGCCATCGTATCCTCCTATTAAGAAATTTCTGAGCCGTATGCGTGGAATGAAAGTGTTGCAGATGATGCGTAGATAGTTACTACGTCAGTTGCTGCAAGTGTCAATCCAAGTGTTAGTGCTGTTGTATCGTTTGCTGCTAGTGCTACATCGTAAGCAACATAGTGAACTGCTGCTAGGGTTGCACCCGCTGGGCGTACTGCGATACGGAATGAAGCAGCAGATGCTGCCTGATTGCAAACAGTAATTGTTGAAAGAACTGCAGATGTTGCAGAAGGTACTGTGTAAAGTGTCGTTGCGGTTGTGGCTGATGGGTTAGATTGAGCCAGGACCTTGTATACGTTTGGCATTAATTATGCTCCTATTAGTAGAAATGGGTTAAAGCCAGCCTCGGTCAAGGCTGATTCTTTTGCTAGCGGAATACCACCAGCGGTACTTCCATCGTGGACAACCACGACCTTTTTGTCGGTGTCGACTGTTATCTCTCCCGCCAAACCTGTGAAACTAGCGTGCTGTGCTGTAGTGCCACGACGCTGTTGGATTGCGAATGAACTTGGCATTGGTTATGCTCCCATCATCATCATAATTTGTGGCAGTGGGTCTGTTGTAATGGTTGCCCAAGACGCTGCTGTTCCGTTGCTTGTTAAATATTTTCCAGACGCACCTGACTGTGAAGGTACGACATAGACAGAAGTTGTATCTAGGTTCAGTGTGACAGCACCTGATGTTCCACCACCTGTAAGACCAGTGCCCGCTGTTACTGATTCGATGTCTGCAGCAATAGTTGCCCAAGATGCAGTAGTACCATCTGTTGTGAGGTACTTGCCAGTCTGACCAGTCTGTGATGGAAGGCTTACAGGGGCTGCTGCCCACTTTACGCCAGTTGCTTCTGCTGAATCCGCTG